TCACGCTGCCTTCGCGCCGTCGGACTTCAATTCCTTCCGCGTCTGGCGAAGCCATTTAATATAACGAAGGGATTCCCCGGGCATCAGGACACGGTGCCGCCGATCAATCTTGCGCTTGCGCTGGTCGTTCTCAAGGTCAAATATCCACGCGGGGAAAACCCCCTGTTCAGCCAGGGCGAGCGATAAATCATCGCTATGCTTTGTTAGATTCAATCCGATATCCGCCGCAAGTTCGCGAAGAATGATGTTGTAAAACCGCGACTCGTGATAGTGCTTCGTGAGGTGCGGTCGGGGAAATTCGGCAGGAACGCGCTCAAGAGCTTCTTCAAGCGTGAAGGTCGTTTCACTCAATTCTTAATACTCCATCATGTTTTCTGTTCTGCACGCTGCTGTTTCTTCCTCTCATACTGTCTCGCGGCAGCTTCCCGGCGCTGCTGCGCCTTTCTCTCTTCCTTCTGTTCCAACGTCAGGTGAGAGAGTTTTTCATTCCTGCGGGGCAGCTTACCCGTTACCTTAAGCGCCTTCTTTTCGTAGCGCCCTCGGTCGTAGGTCTCTTTCGCCTCTTTCTGTCGCGCCTCATCCCATGCCCACAAATCCGCCAGCGTGAATTTCTCACCGGATGTGCCGTCATCGAGGATGTCACTCAGGCCGTCATCTGGTTCGCCACCCACCGGTCCAAGGTCTAGATCCTCAAGCATCGCGTCCAGATCATCCGGGCAATCAGCCTCTGAAGCAGGCATGTGCTTCTTTCGCACATGTGCTTTAAGCCACTCCTTCAGGTCATTACGGGCCGGGACGTTTTTGCTCATGGTGTGCGTTATAGCACTTTTTCACTGAGGCGTCGGGGTCGAAGTGAAAAAGCATAGATTCTATACTTTTTCACAGCTTGGTATATATACATATATAATCTAATAGTAAGTAAGATCTAATATATACGGGGATGTGAAAAAGTATAGAATTTCACTCTCCGGTTCATCCGAGGATGTCGAGGCAGAAGAGAAGAATATACCAATGAGCCTACTCCGGCTGTTCGGCGCTTCGCGCCTCACGCCTTCGCGGCTCATTCGGTTGATATCCATTCTCCGGTCACTGGCTCCATCCTCCGGCCCGCAAAGACTCTCGCCGAATTAGCAGGACGTGAAGAAACCGTGCCGGATCGTTCCGCGTTTCCGCCATACAGAGTCACTGGCAAGCGTTCCGGGTGCCGGATAGGGAAAGACCTGTCCGAACGCGCGAAACGCGCCAGCGACTCGCTATGAGTCAAAGCGCGATCACGTCGCGGTCGTGAAAGACTGCACAAGCTCTGCCGTCACGCTCCACGGCGCATCGGCAGAGTAGGTCCAATCCTTGCAGGTCCACTTCCGGGGCGTAGGTTCGCCGTAGGGCTGAAAAGAGAACGGGCGATTGCCGCCCATGTTCTCGAAGAAATCGACTATGGCGCGCATCTGGTCATAGCTGAGACCGTCCCACTTCAGCGAGACCTTCCGGCGTATATGATTGATGCCCTTTGGCGTCGGCTGACTGTAACCCTCGCTGAAATCGGCTTCCCAAAGGTTCACGGTCGGGACGTGCGAGGTGCCAGGCGATGGCGCGACGGGCGGGGCGAAGGTCGGAAGGGGCATGTTAGCGGCTCCTCGTGTTTAGCATGTTACCAGGACGTGCCTGTAACCTGATCTGTTCCGCCACCATGCCCTTGAGCTGCTGCTCAACCTGCTTGCCTACCTTCGCGGCCAGGTCGGTATTCTGCGCCGGGTCGCCGCCCGAGGCATTTACGGTAACTGTCGTATTGATATTGACCGGCGAGGAAGCGGCGTTGCTATTGGCGGGTCTCAGATCCGGCTTGCGGATGGACGGCGCGTTGCCGACATAACCGCCTGTAGCGTAGCCGCGAAGAGCGCCCTGGTGCAGGGCCTCGAGGTTACTGACACCGATTCGGGCGGTCGCGGCCTTCGACATTACGTATTCGCCACGATGCACGACGCCAGCCGGCTCAAACTTCTGGCCGTCGCCCGTATAGCCGCCGCTTGCGAAGCCGAAGATCGCGCCAAGGATGCCACTTCCCATGCCACCGAAGGCTCCAGCAAGCGGCCCCTGGCCGAGTAAGGCGGCCTGGAGCGTGGCGTCGATCAGGCTGTTAACGAGGTTCCGGATTGCGCCGTCCAGCGTCTGCGTGCCGGTCAGCAGGCCAGACAATGACGACGTGAAGGACTCCGCGAAGAACTGCTGCGCATTCTTCAAGCCTTCGGTCGACCCCGCGACTTCCTGGTTCTTGACGTTCAGCTGATCGGTGAGCGTCAGCTTCTCACGCATCTTCTGAAGCTCGGCGTCGGTGAGCGTGATGCCCTGCCGCTTGGCCTCGACCTGGGCGCGATAGAGTTCAAGCTCGACGCGCTGCTGAGAGGCGGACATACCGGAAATAGACTGCTCGAACCGCGCGAGGTCCAAGCCTTCCTGCACACTGCGGTTCAGGTTGCGGCGGGCGTCGGCGCGCTGCCGGTCAAGCTCCATTGCCTCGCGCTGGCCTTCGGTCGGCTCAAGCTTCTGGGCTGCCGTAGGTGTGCCGGCATAGGCGTTGCGGATCGTCGCATCATCGACGCCGCGAAGCCCTTCCCACTCGTTGCGAAGGCCGGCGAGATCATTGCCACGACGGCGCAACAGCGCGCGGGCAAGCTCGTCCTGAGTGTTCTCGTCAAAGAGCCGGTCGCCGGTCAGACCGAGTTCGCCCATAAGGCTTTTGAGCGTGCGCTTAGTGATCTGGTAGCGCCCGACTGCCGACGAATTATAGCTGTTGTCAGGGTGCGCCAGCATACGCTTCTGAAGGGCAAGCACCTGGTCGAGCGTCATGCCGGTCAGATTCACCGCGCCGCCCGTAAAGGCGCCATAGCCAAGCGTTTCATTATAGCTGCGCCCCTTGTCAGTGCCTTCAGCCGCCCCAATCAGGTCAAGCATGTTATCGTGCTTGCCGTAGCGCGCGATGCTCTTGGCACGGTTCGCCAGGTCGGTTGCGCTCATAACTTCGCCCATCGTGCGGGCGCTCCGCACGGCTTTCTGGTAGGCCGCGTCGATCCCGTCGGTCGTGGCAAGCGTGTCGAGTTCAGCCTTCAGTTCCGGCACGAGTTTCGTCAGTTCGGCAATAGCGCTCTTGAAGTTCTCGGCGCTGGCAATGTTGCCGGTGAAGGCAGTCGAAAGGCTGTTGCTCGCGGCGGATAGTTCCTTGAGCGACTGCTTAAATGAGTCGCTGCCTCCCGTTACCTCAAGAATCTGTTCGTCGACGGCTTTCAGCGCCGCCTCAAGCTGGCGAAGCTCTGCCTGCTGCATGGCGTTGAAGGGGCTGGCCTTCGCCGCTGCGATCTGGTCAAGGATGCTCTGCCGCTGGCGTTCGAGCCGCTTCAAACGCTGCTCCGGCGAGTTGTAGCGCTCAATGGCCGCATCGCGCACGTCTCCGCCCGGGTCACTCAAGTCGCGGATTGCACCGATCATCTGGCGCGCAACGTTGACGCCGTCGATCGCGGCCTGCTTGGCGTAGATCGTGAAGTTCCGCCACATGGTCGCAAACTCGCGATCGATCTTCTTCGCGGCCTCAATCTGCTCGTCGGTGAAGGTCGCGGCCTCGCTGCGCATCTTCTGAATTTCGGCGACCGAGAGACCGAGAACCTTGGCGAGTTCTTCCGCGCCGGTGCCGCCGAAAACCTCGTCGAGGATGCGCGTCTGCGCGGCGTTGTCGAGGTTCTGAAGCTTGCCGATAATCTCATCGAGGAATCGACTGGGATCTTTCAACTTCTGCGCAACGTCCGACGCGGAGAAGCCGAGATTTTCGAACGCCTCCTGTGCGCTGCCCTTGCCGGTCCTGGCAAACTCGTCGCCGCGAATATTGAGTTCCTTCAAGGCGTCGGTCATACCTTCAATCGACATGCCGGTCGCAGTCGCAACGTGGCTCCACTGCTGCCAGGTTCTCGAGGTGACGCCGGCCTTGCGTGCTTCGCGGTCGACTTCGGCAACGGAGTTCGCAATCTCGCGGATGGCAAGCGCAGTGCTACCCACTGCCGCTACGATCACACCGCCGCGTGCGAAGGCACCAAATGCTTTGGCGAGCTTGCTGCCGATGCCGTCGGCGGCCTTGGCATAGGTCTGTTCCATGTTGCGCGCCGACTGCCGAGCGCGCGCCTCAAGGGCGGTTGAACCGCGCCGCTGAATAGCGTTGGCCTTCGCCATTGCCTTTTCGAGCTTGTCGACGCGGCCCTCGATGTCGACGACAAGGCCGGGAAGCGGGGTAGTCATTAGCTATTCCTCAAAAGGTGAAAATCCCCTCATTGTCGGGGTCGTTGTAGCGGGAAAGGTTGTCCTGGTAGATCGCGGCAAACCGCACGGCCATGAGCGCCGCAACAGCGCCGTCGATCTTGTCGCGCGACTTCGACTTGTCGAATTTGCGGTTTCCCGCTGCATCGCGCACGACGGCGACGTTGTCGAAGTTCCAGCGAAGGATCGGATTGCCGACGTGATAAAACTTGCCGGTGACGATGGCGCGCTCGACCTCGTCGCAAGCCGGCGACATGGAAATGAACCCCTGCCGGAAATCCACTACCGGCAGATCGTCGTTCATGAGGTTCTGTTGCGTCTTCTGCGCGCGCCAGGGATCGAAAGCGATCTGGCGGACGTCGTATTCCTCACAGAGCTTGCGTATTTCCGCTTCGACAAACTCGTAGTCGACGGCAGCGCCGGGCGTCGGGATAATCCGGCCGGCCTTCGCCCACTCCTGATAGTTCACGCCTTCAACGCGCGACTTCTTCGTCAACGCGCCTTCGGGGCAGAAATACCACGGCTTGACGATGTAGCCGCCGTCGTCGGTCGGCCAGGCGGCAACAATAGCCGTGAGGTCGGAAACTTCGGACAGGTCCACGCCAAGGAAGCACGGCTTGCTCTTGCCGATAGCTTCAAATTTAATCGGAAGCGAGCCACAACGGTCATAGGTCGCCATTTCGACGAACGGGCTGGCGCTCTGGTTCTGCCAAACTCCAAGGTAAAGCTGCTGAAGGATCTCGCGCTCAATAACCGAGTATTCCGCCTTTATCTTGCGCTCACGCAACGCCTGCAATGACGGGTAACCGCTCCCGAGGCCAGGAAGCAGCTTGTGCCAAATGCCTTCGTCCTTCCAATCAACATCGGCGGGTGCTTCGAAGATGACCGGCAGAACGTGCGGGTCGTGGATCTCGCCAAGCTGAATCTTCTTCGCGGCAGAGACTTCCTTGTAGGCAAGCGTTTCCTGGCCGCGTCCTGCGGTCGTAAGCACGACCATGAGGCTGTTGCTCGTCTTGTCGAGCGCCGAGGATAGAACGCGCCAAAGTTCGCGGTGCTTTTCGGTAGTCCAAGCGTGCAACTCGTCCGCGACTACAACCGAGGGTGTGGAGCCATGATGGCCTAAACCTTCCGACGATACGGCCTCATAGCGGGTGCGGGTCTTAGCGTTGACGATCTGGCTTTTATAGTCGCGGATCTGCGCGGTGCCCTTGTAGCGCTTGTCCTGCGAGACGATCAGCGCCACTTCCTCAAATAGTTCGCGGGCCTGCTTACGGGCATAGGCAGCGGACTGAATAAGTCCGCCAGGTATCTTTTCAGGGCCGAAGGCGCAAAGCAGGACGATCGCCGCGGCGAGCGCCGTCTTACGAGATCCGCGGCCAATCTGGATAACGACCTTCTTAATAATTCGGGTGCCGTCCGGATTGCGCGGCCCGAAGATGGCGCGGATGATGCGCTCCTGCCACTCGTCCAACTGAAAAGGATGACCTGGCGCGGAATTCTTCGGATGCTTGTTCCGGCGAAGCCACTGAATGGCGCGCTCGCCATAACCGAAGGGGTCGGCGATCGGCGAGCCGTCAAAGAGCCATTCCGGGCAAACAACGAGGATGCTCATAGAAAGTCCTCGTCGTCAGCTGCGGCTTCGCTCAAAGCGGCGCGAGAGCGAGCCGAGGGCGTCAAGCCGAGTTCGGCGGCGGCGCGAAGCTGCTGCTGCTGTGTCTGCAAAAGGGCGGTGCTCGCCGGGTGCCGCTTGCCGGTCGGCAGAACGTGGCCTTCCGCCTGAAGCAGCCGGTGCAGTTCGCGCATCGTGCCGAGGGCAATGCAGTAGTTCTCAAGAGCGCCCATATCAGCGACGGTCAACACTTTGCGCTCGAGGATCAGGATCGGCGCAACACGACGCCATTCCGCCTTTGCGTCCTTCGACAAATAGGACGGCGGCGGCGGCACGGTCATAACCGGCGAGGTGCCGGGCGTGATCGTGGAGGGCTTCAGGCCGCGCGTCATGTCGTCGCCACGGCCCTAAGCTCAAGGCCGCGCCGCCTACCAATTTCCTTGATCTCCTGAAGATCGTAGACCGTGCCGGCGTATGTCACGCGGGCAGCGGTTGTGATGCCAGGCAAATAGCGAATGCGGAAGATGATGGTGCCGGCCTGGGCCTCGCCGTAGCCAGTCAGGAACTCGTTTGTCGACTGCTGAAGGATCTCGGTGCGGACCGTAGCAATAGTCGACCACGCGGGAACCGGCGTCCGATTCTCGTTCAAGGTTTCGGTCAGGCGCTCAAGGGTGATAGTGCGATCGAGCTTACCAGCGCGCATTTAGATACCCCACCTAACGACGGCTTCGACGTTGATGACGCCGTGCGTGTAGGCCTTGTCCGGGTCGGGGTCGCGCATCCAATGCACTGCCGGTAGGCTGAATTCGTCGATCGAGAAACCGGACGCTGCCGGCGCTTCTTTCAGCGCGTTCATAACGGCGAAGCCAATGGCCTTCGCGGTATCCGCGCCATCTGCGATGGCCCAAATGTGGATATCCACAAAGACGCGAGCGGCATACTGCGAGCCGGCAGCATTGCCGAGGAAGATCGTCTGGCCGCCTGCAAAGATGATACAGGGGAAGTTTTCGGGCCGCGTAGAGCCGCCGCGAATGTGGTCAGAGTCGACAAAAGCGGTCACTGTCGGATCAGCGGCGAGCGTGTTGCCGATAGTGGCCTGAAGGGCAAGGCTAGGTTCAATCATCGGCGGGCTTCCGCTTTAGGGCGTTGGTGATGGCACGCTTAATCCGGCGCTCGACGCGCGCCTTTGCCAGCCGGAAGCCCGGCAGCATGAAGGGCTGCGCTTCCGTCTTGATGGTGCCGAACTCGATAAGATGGCCGTGGCGCACGTCCTCGTTGCCAACGGTGACGAGAACCTGGTTCGGTCCTGCCGTGCGCTTACCGCCGCCTTCGGCATAGGCAGGTGTCGTTTCGCCGGGTCCAGTGACGGTGATGCTGTCGATCAGCGCGCCGGTGTCGCGGGATGCTTCGGCGAGCGCGCGCATGTTGCCGGCGACTTCCTCGCCGCTCTTGATCAGCGCCGGGCGAAGGGCGTCAAGTAACTCCTGCGGGATCGCTGCAAGCCGCTTCTCGAGCGCTGCCGACTGTTCGTTAAGGGTCTTATTCCGCGACATGGCCGGTCACTTCGATGCGATGCGGGCGCAAGAGTTCGATGACGCCATAGGGCAACTCGTAGGCATTCACGCCTACGAGAACAGCCTCGCGGTTCTCGTAGAGGTGTGATGCAAGCTGAAGCACGGCTTCCACTACGCCAGCTGGGACGAAATCAAACCCTGCGAGCGACCTGCCGAGATAAGCCGAGGTCCAATCTTCGGCGGCTGCAATCTTGTGCTGAAGCAGCGCGTCGTCGACGTCGTGATCGATGTTCAACTGCGATTTCAGTAGGGAAAGGGTGACGATGCTCATGCGGTTCTGACCTTTTCAGAAAAATCCATTTCGGGAATCTCTTGTGCGGTGCTCCCCGCGCCGGTCCCCTCAAACGCTGGGAAATTGGAAACCACCCCCGGCTTCCGCCGTCCGCTGCCCTTCGGCATGGCGAGTGCTTCGGCCAGCGTGCGGCCTTTGTTCATTCGAGCGATCAGGGCCTCATAGCGAATGCCGATGTGTGCAGCCCATTCCCGCAACGTCCTGCTTTCCCCGTTGACGGTGTGGAGAGTGCCTGCATTCGTGAGCTTGCCGGGCCTAAGAGCTTCCTCAATCGGAAAGCCGAGGCGAAGGCGGCTTCTGATCGTGTTGATTGCAAGGCCGGTGCAGATTGACCATTCGCTGAGGGTTTTGGTCACGCCGTTAAGCGTGAGCGTCTGGCTCTTGCGACCGGGCTTCAGGCCGGGGCGGATCACGTCCGGTTCCACGCTGCGACCAAGCCATGATTTAAAGCGGGCGCGCTCTGCCTGCCGCTTGGCTGCGGCATAGCTGAGGGCGCGCTCACGGATGGCGCGGCATTCGGCCTCAAATTCCTGCTTATCGATAAGGCGGGCGCGATCGGCGGGCGTCATTGTCACTGACTGCGCTCCTGCCGCTGCTTAATAGAGTTGTGGCAACGGGCACAAAGCGGCTGCCAGTTGGCGCGGTGCCAGAACAGGCGCTTGTCGCCACGATGCGGAATGACGTGGTCAACGACGGTTGCGAGGCGGGTGACGCCGTGCCGGGCGCATTCGCGGCAGTGCGGGTGAAGAGTCAGGTATTCGGTGCGGGCCTCGCGCCATTCGCGATTGTAGCCCCGGTCGCATGCCGAAGGACGCCGTGCATCGTGGCGGGCATTTCGGGCGCGGGTCGCGGCGCGCTGACATTCGCAAAAGACACCGTGCGGCACGACGTTCCCGCAACTGCAAAGGCGGGGCGGCTTCCTCATGCTCGCCTCGCGATTTTGCCACGAAGGACAGTAAGGCCGTCGCGGTCAAAGGCCGGGTCATAGCCAAGCTCATCAATTTCCTTCAGGCGTTCCGGCGTGTAGGCGTTGTCCTGTTCGCTGGTCGCCTGATCGTCGGCGCTTCCGTGAATTGCCTTCAGCTTCTCGATGTGGGCCGCATAGGCGCGGTCAATTTCGGTCGGCGTGGCACTCCATGCAACTTCCGGCGTCCAGCCGAGCCAGCCGGTCGCGCGCTCGTAAAGCACGGCGTAGAGGTCGGCAAATGGCATCGGTTTGTCGGTCGTCGAGGTCGACGTCGAGGGCTTGGCATTCCGATTAGGTGCCGGAACAAACATGGTGAGCAGATCTGCAAGCGGCTGCCGAACGGCAGGGAAGAAATGAGAAAGCGGCCCGTTCCCCAAGCAACTAAAAGAATGGGCCGCTGCATCCGGATGGAGTGAAGTCCGGATGATTTCGAGAATGATTGTCAGGTCCCCTTCTTCCAGCGCCCGGAACATGGTCGGGAGACCGTAGCGAGCTTCAAGGGTAGCAGCGGCCCGCAAGGAAGGGCGAAGCGACACGGTGTTGACACCGAGCGCAAGCGTCACTTCCTCATAGGCGGGCCGCTTAAAGGTCATGGCTTAGGCCGCGATCTTCAGCTTCGTGAGGGCTTCGCCAATGACGACACGACCACCGACACGACGGCGAGCATGCAACTTGACGATACCGTTTGCAGCGCCGGTCAGGTCGTCGCGGATGATCTCGAGGCCTACGCGATCGGCGATTGCGTAGCCAGAAGCGAAGTCGCCGAAAACGATCGGTGTGCTACCGACGACGGCGTCGGGCGCGTCGACGGCTTCATAGACCGGGCGGCCCAAAAGCAGGGCCGGCTGGCCGGCAGCAATGCCACCCTGCCAGATGTAATCGCCGTCGAGGGTCTTCAGCTTGCGGACCGCTGCCATCGTCTTCCGGTTCATAAGCCAGGAACCGTTTGCCGCATAGGCAGTCTTGATCGAATAGAAGAGGTCGACCAGGGCGTCGGCGGTGAGAGTGGCTTCTTCTTCCTGCACGTCGGCGGACGTAAGAACGCCTTCGGCCTGGGTCGTGCCGTTGCCGTTGACAAACCAGGATGCTTCCTTCTGACCGAAGCGGCGCGCGATATGGTTGCCGAGATAGCCAGCCAGGTCGACCTGGGCGTCCTCAAGCAGGATGCGCGTGACCGGCACGATAACGGCCATCTCGAACGGCTTAAGGTCGATCTGTTCGAGGGTCGGCTCGCTTTCCGGGCGGGCTGCCGTTTCTGCGACTTCACCGGCGGCGACCTCGTCGACCAGGCGCGGAAGCTGAAGCAGCGGGCCGGACATGGTGATCGACTGTGCGAGCTGGCGAACCGGCGAGAATTCAGCGACCTTTTCGAGGATCGAGGATGCGACCTGTTCCGGTGCGAGAATCGCGCCCGTCGAGGGTGCGGTATAACCAAGCGCCTTCACTTCGCTTGTATCGCCAGAGCGGACAAAGTCGGAAAAAGCCTTCACTTCGCCGTTGTCGTTGTCCGCTGCCGGATGATTGTTGTTTGCGCCGCGCGGGCGGTTCGCCTTGGCTTCGACCGAGTCCAGGCGAGCCTTCAGGGCTTTGAACTCTTCAACAGTAACAACCGGATCAGCCTCGGCTTCCGGCGCATTCTTGATTTCGTTTTCCATATGGTTTTCCTCAACGATGGATTTGACTTCGGTGACGCGCGCGGACGGATGAACCGGGCGACGGCAGAGCGAGATTTCGGTGATGGTGAGATCGGTCAGGACGCGACCCCCTTCGGGGCGGGGCTTGGCCTGGTGAAGCTGGTATCCGATGGACAAGCCGGACAAGATACCAGAGCGAAGGCGCTGCCTTGCCGCGCGGGCCGGTGCGACGCCTTCCACAAACAGGGTGCCCTTCACCTCGAGCCCCTTGTCCGTGACTTCCATGTTTTCCCAGATGCCGACGACTTCGCGCTGTTCGTGCTCAAGGATCATTGGCACCTTGGAAGCGAAACGGAACGCGGTCGGCTCGATCACGTCGCCGATGCTGTCCGGTGAGCCGAAGGGCCACGCAATGCCGGTGACGCTGCCGGCGCCATCGATCGAGATCTCTGCCTTGATTTCGAGGTGTTCGCCGTCGATCGTGTTTGCTGCTTCCGTCATGCCGCATCCTGCTGGTTTTCGTCCTGGTCGATCGCTGCCGGCGCTTCGGGCTTCCCGGTCCAGCGGGCGTCTAAGATGTCGAGGGCGAGCGGAAAGGTCTCGTCGAAGGGCCGATTTACCGCGTAGGCGTCGATTAGGCGCTGCGCCGCTGCCGGCGATATGCCGCCGCCGATCAGGCCGAGCCGGATAACTTCGGTGAGGTCGGCAACGTGGAACTGCGAATTGACCACGCGGAGATAAAGCGCGCCGATACCGACGCCGGTCTTCATCTGTAGTTCGTGAATCATCGTGTCGGTGAGCGCGAAGGTGTAGGTCGCGTCACCGAAATAGGCGGTGTGCTTCATACTGCTTCCTTGGAAGGTGCCGGCGAGGTCGTGCTCGACGAGGTCGTGTAGGGATTTGCCAGGCTGTTGCCTTCCGGGTGCGGGGCGAGGTTCAAGCCGGCGCGGACTTCGTTCGCGGTCATCGCGCCCATGCTGCGATACTGCCCGTAGGCCGTGGCGCGTGCTGCGGTGTCGGTTGTCAGAAGGTCGTCGGTGACGAATTCGACGTAGAGCTGATCGCGCTCTTCCGGCGTGAGAAGGACGCGGGCATAAGCCCAAGCCCAAGCGGTGAGCCAGGGCTTCAGCGTGATCGTGTAAAACTGACGGGCCATCTCTTCTGTATTCGACCAGGTGCCGCGCGTAAGTTCGAAGAGCATCGTGGGCGGGACACGAAAAACACGGGCAATCTCGCGGATCTGCTCAAGGCGACCTTCAGCGAACTGCGCGTCGGCTAGCGTCATGGAAAGCTGCTGATATTCCATTTCTTCATCAAGCAGCGCCGTAGAGCCGGCATTGCTGCCGGAATGCGTCGAGAACCAACTCGCGACAAGCTTCCTCTTGGCTTCAGAGTCGAGCGACTTCTTTGCCTTGATGATGCCCGATGGTCTGCCGCCGTTGGCAAAGAGGCCGGCAATATGGCGCTCGTAGGCGATGGCGAGCGCAATGGCCTCGCGGCCAAGCTTGATCGGCGAAACGCCACCGAAGGGTCGAATATGCAGAATTTCGGTGAATTCGTGTCGGATATGGCCGCGACCTGCCGTGACGAGGTAATAGGGCGTGCCGTCGTCTTCATGCTTCATCTGCACCTTGCCGGGGTCCAGCCGGTGCAGTTCGAGCGGGCGACCGTCCGAGGCGCGGGACACGAGCGCATAGCCATTGTCGTGCAGGAGGGCGTCGACGGTCAGGTCGGCGCGTAGCTGCCCGGCGCTGGTCCATTCGTTCGCCTGGTCATGGATCAGCTTGTAGGACGAATGATCGCGGGCGGTTTCCTTCGTGCCATGCTGGAAGAGCTTGGCGGGAAGGTCTCCGATCGTTTCAGAAATAATTCCAACCGCACAAGCAACAGCAGGAACGCGCATGGCGCTTCCAGGTCCAACTTCAATGTTAGAAGCAGTCGGCAAAAATACGAACAGTTCACTGATACTTGGATCAGATAGGGGAAGAGCCTTTTGCTCTTTGTCAGAGCCGAAGGCTCTTTTCACTCGATCGACGAGGGAAAGATTCAATATCACGTCCTCTTACGCTTAACTTGACAATAGTGTCTCATGGCCTGAATCGGCGCGCAAGAGTAAATAGGAAGAAATTCCTACTGTGGATTGACAAATTTGTAGAGGTAAGGGCTTGGAAATGTCGGGATTTGGGGTAGTTTTAAGACATGAGAACCCGATGGCGGTTCTCAAGCTGCCCTTGCTCTTACACAGGGGGCACCAGCCGAACAGGCACTAGGTGCGAGACAGTGACTTTAAGGCGTTGCCGCGCCGGTCACTGTCTCCCATCGCGTTCAGCACATTCAGTAACCGTGAATCGCCTTAAACCGTCAAGGGGTGGTTTGTGACCGAAGTTTGAGCGCCCTATGTTGTGTGGATTAGCTGTGGAATACGGGGAAGGCGCACTTAACCCTCAGAAAACTGTGCCTTCGGCGATTTGTGCCTATCGTAGAGGTGATCAAGCTTTAGATCAGGGTAGGTGATCGCGTTGATCAGCTCGACGCGATGCTCAAGCATTCCCTGCCGTAGGATGCCGTATCCGCGGGTCACCTTGTTGCCGCTGACGTGGCCGAAGATGAAGTTAAATTCCTCGTCCAGGTAGTCGGCGCGCCGAAGTGCGTCAAACGCGCCGTGCCGGAATGAATAAAGCGAGAGGCCGCGCCCCTTCTTCACGCCAATCCGGGTCAGGTAGCGCCCAAACTCGCGGGAGAAGTCGGCAATCATCTGACCGCGTGAATTGCGCTCTGCCAGCGGGAAGAGGCGGGTCTCGCCGGCCTTCTTCATGTCGGCGTGGTAGTCGAGGAAGCCGAGCCTGACGAGTTCCTTATGAATCGGCACGACGCGCCGGGAACCTTCCGTCTTGACGCTCTTAGCGCCTTCCTCGTCATCGTCGGTCGTTTCAGTAATGTCCATAATCCAATGGCCGTGATCCTGTCGCACGTCGACGACGGCAAGCTGTGCGATCTCTGCCGGTCGAGCGCCGGAATAGAGCATGACTAAGGGAAGCCAATAGCGATGATCGCAGATCTTCACGATGCCGGGTTTGTGCCAGAAGCGGGGCGCTTCGTCGTTCTGGCATCCGACAAACAACGGCGAATTGAACAAGGTGTTCATCTGGTCGGTTGTGAAGGGGAAGACTTTCTTCTTCTTGTCCTTCGCCAGGCTCATGCCATCGGTAGGGTTCTGGTCGAGGTATCCGTGATTAACTAGCCAGTTGCAGAACGCGCCGAGGCTCGAAAGATAGCGGTTGACGGTTCGAGGCGTCAGGACCGGCTTGCCGATCGTCTCGTTGTGCTTCACGATCTGCGCAATCTTCATCCCCTCGAACACCCTCATCTCGACCGCCTTGACGGGATACATCATCAAGAGCGCCTTCCATTCGCGCACGGCCTTCTTATCGATCCGGTGCACCGGGAAGGTGCTACCGACGAGGTCGACAAAGGTGCCGATGTCGCGCCGGGCCTGGTTAAGCGTGTCGGCGGTGATGCTCTTCGGATTCTCGCGGGCGTAAACCTCGAACAATTCCATGATGCTCTGGCCTGGCGCTGCGGTCTCGCGCGCCGTGCCGATCGCCGGTTTGACGATAGGATCTCTCGGGGTGCCGCTGTAGTTGCCCTGGTCGCGTTCGAGAGTGCGTTCAAGTCCGTCGACTTCGGCGCGCGTCATGAGCGTGCAAAGCTCGCGATATTCGTCAGAACCGACCTCGACAAGTAGCCGGTGCCGCGTGATGAAGTCCTTTACTGCCGGCTCGATCAACCTGGTATCGCCGGCAGTAAGCGCTGCCTTGAGTGCCGCGTGGCGTCGAGCGCGCAAGTTCGCGTCGTCGGTGCGCGCCCGAAGCATAAGCTCGAGTTCGGTGTGGGCGTTGATCATGCCGGCGAAGCTGTCGGAACTAACTTCGCCCTTCTCGATCCGGCGCATAAGGCGCTGCTCTTCGGCGTCGAGGTCGGCGGGCGTCGGCATTGCCCGGCGCTTCTGGTCGTCTTGCTGAAGTGTCGCCTCGTAGTGCTGCCAGACAGCGACGGCCTTGTCGCCGGCGGTGACCTCGCGCCGGGATCGAAGGTCGTCAAAGTGCTGTTCCCACTGCCGCACAACAGGACTCAAGAGCCGCTTGGCGACCGTTTCATCCTTTGTGCCAAGGGCCTTCACCAGCTCCTTCTTGCCAACCGTTTCGACAAGATCGAGAGGAACGCGCATCCTTGCGTAATAGCTTGCGCCGCGTCGAAGAAGGTGGCTCCATCGTGCCATGACTGCCCCATGTGGAAGGTCCAAGTGTTACAGTCATGTGTTACAAGTCGGCGCGAAATAAGTCAATAAAGCCAATAAGATATTTAGTTTCAAGCTGCTAGAAAGAGTTGGATTTTGTTCCAGGCGCCCCAGCCATACCCCAGGGTCCATTCTGGACACATAGGTTACAGTTTATTCCTGAGACATCGGTAACACTTTCGGCCCGAACGGGTTTTGAAGTGGTTCCAGTCTGCATGTCTCGTCATCGAAATATCCCAGATCATACTGCATGAAGATGAATTCGATGAGACGTGTCAGGTCACGGCTTCAGAATAAGTCGCAATAGGCGACGTGTAGGCCGACAATTACGATTTCAGAATGGAAGCTATAATGATTTACCGGTTTAGTTTATATAACTTATGTCGCCATAACTAGTTCACTGCGGAAAAATTTTACTGAAGGTGTATTTTATGAGATGTTCATATATAATATTCGTTATTGACATAAATCAAATATAAATATACCACCCAAAGCCAGGGGAATGGAGTGGAGTGGCTGAGGAGTGAATGGAATTATTTTTCAAGCCGTGTTTATTTCTGTCACTGTATTGTTGTCTGCTTTCGCAGCGTGGGCAGGACCATTCGGAATTGAACAAGGGCAGAGGAAAGACTCTCTGCGGATAGTCCATGAGCGGTCGCACTACGGCGTCTACAAGCTTTATACCGTGCCCAGGCGTCACCCTGCTTTCGAAGTATATTCCGCAGAGATAAGCGAAAGTCTCGGTGTTTGCCGCGTAAACGCCGGATCGGTGATGTTTACGGCGGATCGGCTCGGTACGAAGGTTCGGGCGAAGTTTGACGAGATAGTACGCGAACTCGAAGATATCTATGGCCAGGGGAAGGACTTCAAGTCTCTCAAGGAGGGTTCGCGCTGGAGCGAAAATCGCGACTGGGTAATGTCCGTAACGGAGAACGAGCGGACGTACCGGCGCGAGTGGTCCGTTGCATATGGATCGAGGCTTAAGGACGGAATAAGCCGAATAAATCTGGCGGTGCATGGTCTCGGCGAAGATGTATCTTTTATCGCCTTGGAATACGCCTTCGAAAACCACACCCAATGCTTATCAGAGAAAGCGCAGAGTACTGCCAGCGCGCTCTGAGGCGCCCCGCAGTTCATTGCCGGCAACCGACTCAATTCAGCCGGCGGGTTGGATATTCCGGCGAGCAATCTTATTGTCCCCCCGATCTCCCGGGCTCGACCTGATCGCGCTCGGCAAACACATGAAGCGGTTGCGGAACAGGGACTGAAAATGACGAGCATGCGAATACCTCTTCGTCGCGCTTGCGCGGCGGGCAATCTTTTCGGGGCGCCGAGCCTTTCGGCCGGGGCATTGTTTCGCTTGCTTCTCGTAGCGTTTCTGGTGGCATTTTCATCAGTCGCCCTCGCTCAGGAGAGTGGGGCGCAGCCGGAAGCGGGCGCTGCAACCGGTGCCGAGGGGGCGAGCCAGGCGGATGCTGCGCCAGCATTGCCGCCGCAAGCCTTTCCGGAGGAGCAGGCACGCATCGATGCCTGGCGGGCGACGCTGGAACGCGTAGAGCGTGGGCTTCAGGCCGAGCGCATCGACGACGTCACTCTCTCCGATCTGCGCAGGCAGCTCGGTACCATTCCCATGCATGCCGCCGGGCTCAAGGCGAAGCTGCAACCGCGACTGCAGGCGGTCAATCAACGTGTCGAGCAGTTGAAGCCTGCCGATGAGCAGGCCGCCCGTAGTCAGGCCGAAGCGATCAAGCTCGAACATGCGCAGCTCCAGGCGGAGGCGGCCGGTCTTCAGGCCATAGTGCAGCAGGCGGATTTCATCGCGCTGCGCGCACAGCAGGACATCGACATTATCGGAGAACGGCGGCGCGCCCTCTTCACGAGCTCTATCCTGCAGCGCTCGCAAAGCCTTGCCGATCCTTCCTTCTGGTTCGATCTGGCCGCCGCGACGCCGGAGACGCTCGCCAACCAATCCGGCGTTGTCGGACACTGGTTCGGTGCCCTGATCGAGCGCACCGGCCGTTCGGCCGCAGGCGTCCTCGTCGTCGTCATGGGCTTCGCCGCCTTCCTTCTGTCGCCGGGCCGGCGCTGGCTGACCCGGCGCACGAGCCGCGACCCTTCGGTGCTTCACCCATCCGGGCTCGCCAAGGCGACCGCAGCAGCAGCCATCACGCTTGCCAATCTCCTGATCCCGGCCATCGCATTTTTCGTGCTCTATCAGGCGATGTCCATTCTCGGTGTCCTGCCTGCAGATCTGGCGGCGGTCCTGAGGCCCGTGTTCTTCGGGCTGACCTTCGCGTCCTTCTTCTACGGCCTCTCCATCGCTGTACTCGCGCCCGAACGGCCGAGCTGGCGGCTCGTCGACGTCACCGACGCGGCGGCCGAGAAGTTGATTCCGGTCATAGTTGCGATGGCGGTGATCATCGCCGGCGGCCTTGCCCTCGATGCCTTCCTGAAGGCGACGCATGCGCCCTTGTCCTTCGCGGTCGCGGCACAAGGCCTCGGCGCCGTCGCGCTCGGCATCCTCGCCATGATCGCGCTCAGATTCGTCGCTCGCGAAGACGACGAGAGCCAGCAGGGAGCGAGCTCAGCCTGGCGACTGCTGATTCCGGTAACCTGGGCGGTCGCCGCTCTGACCGTCGTTGCACCGCTCGCAGGCTTTGTTGCCTTTGGCCGCTTCGCTGCACTCCAGATCGTCTTCACGACGGCAGTGCTGATGAGCCTCGTGCTCTTGCTACGCCTTGCCGACGAGGCGATTTCCTACGGCTTTTCGGTGCAGACCCGGATCGGCGGCTTCATGCGGCAGGCGATCGGGTTCAAGCCCAACACGATCAGCCAGATCGGCGTGATCCTCGCGGGCTTCGCGCGTCTGGTCGTGATCATGATTGCCATCATGGCCCTTCTTGCGCCCTGGGGCATCCAATCGGAGGACGTGGTCGGCACCTTCGCCTCCGCCTTTTTCGGTTTCGAGATCGGCGGCTTCTCGTTCTCGCCTTCGGCTATTCTCGGCGCGATCGTCGTCTTCATCATCGTAATCGTCGCGACGCGCGGCTTCCAGAGGTGGCTGGACGGCCGCCTCTTGCCGCAAACCAGCCTCGACGCCGGCCTCAGGACCTCGATCCATACGGGCGTCGGCTATGTCGGCGCGGCGATCGCGGGTCTCGTGGCCTTTTCCTATGCGGGTCTCAATCTTCAGAACGTCGCCATCGTTGCCAGCGCGCTGTCCGTCGGTATCGGTTTCGGCCTCCAGTCCATCGTCAACAACTTCGTCAGCGGGATCATCCTGCTCGCCGAACGGCCCTTCAAGGTCGGGGACCGCATCGAAGTCGGCCAGAACATGGGGATCGTCCAGCGCGTCAGCGTCAGGGCTACCCAGATCCAGACATTCGACAATGTGACCGTGATCGTACCCAATGCCGACCTGATCAGCGGCCAGGTGGTCAACTGGATGCATGGCGACTTCTCGGCGCGCCTGAAGATTCCGGTGGGGGTCTCCTATGATTCGGACCCGGAGCAGGTGAGGCGGGTGCTGCTGGAAATCGCCATGGACAATCCGCGCGTCTTGAAAATTCCGGAGCCTTTCGTTTCGTTCACCGATTTCGGAGCCGATGCCCTGCAGTTCACCTTGTTCTGCCACGTCGGCAACATCAACGCCGATGCGGGCGCGGCGAGCGATATGCGTTTCGAAATCGCCAGGCGCTTCCGCGAGGAAAAGATCGAAATGCCGTTTGGCCAGCGCGAAATCCATCTTCGCGATCTCTCCAGCATCGAAGGGCTGGTCCGCGAGCTGTTCGATGGCCGGGCCGCGGCGCCGGCCGCAGCATCTTCTCGGCCGGGGCAAACGCGCGCGAAGCGCCGGAAGAGTGCGGCCGAGGCCGCCGGCGAATGAGTATGAAAGGCAGTTCCGGATGACGAAGCAGGCCCGCTGGCGTTCGGCAGCGGGCCGGGGGTATCCGGGGCGGATGGGGCTGCCTACTCCGCCTTTGCGCCGCCCAGAAACTCCTCGCACCAGGTCGGGCCGTTCGGACGCTTGCGGTCGCCGACGATCCGGATCGCGCGGATGACGTAGTCGGAGGAGACGGTGAGCTGAACGGAGCAGCTCAGATATTCCGTGCGCGGGGCCGAGATGCGCTTGCCGCGTTTGCCGTCGGTGGTCTTTTCGTATTCGGCCGGGATCTTGCGCGTCTTGTAGCCGCCCTTCCAGCCATAAACGGTGTCGCCGCCAGCTTCGACGTCCGAAATCGGTGGGCCGAACTGGGCGAAGAATGGCCCCGCCGGCTGGCCGAGCCAGCGTGCCTCGACCGCATTTCTCGTGATCCCCGTCGTCGTCGTGCAGCCGGCAAGAAGCAGCCCGAGGGCGCCCGCCGTCATCATGCGGAAATTCATGTGTCTGTCCCTTAGATATGTCCTGAAACCTGCGGCGCGGAAGGGCCGGAATCCCCCGGTTTTCCTTGCGGTCCGCCGAGGCTCTAGCGCTAAAAGCCGTGAAAGAAAATCGGCTCTGAGCATTGCCGCCGAGGAAATTGGAGAGCGTTGCAGAAACGCCCTATTCCCCCATGAGACGGGGCATGCCGGCGGCCGGATTATTTTGACCCTTAGCGCGGACTTTTTTGCGATAGCCGCTTGTGAAATCAAAAATGCTGTTCTATAGAGGCGCCGCTGGTCACGGAGTGTAGCGCAGTCTGGTAGCGCACCACGTTCGGGACGTGGGGGTCGAGTGTTCGAATCACTCCACTCCGACCAGTTGAAACAATCCCCCGATTATTGTTGTTGTTCGGTCCGGCTTCTTAGCCGGGTGACGCGCGGCCTCAGGTCTTGATCGCGATAAGCGATAGGCCCCGCCAGCCGGACGGTGCGGATCCGGCGTAGCCTTTGCCACGCTTTTATTGTTCACAGGGAAACGGGTTGTTCTCGAATCTCCGTCTTATCGGAGTGAACAATTGGCGCGAATATGCTCCAAAGCGCAAACCCGTGAGGCAGCGATGTCGAAGGAACCTATCTTCACTCTACGTGAATTTGTCGTCTGGGCAGCCATTCTCGGCAGCGTGGTCGGCTATCAGCTTTGGAATCATGCCGATCCGCAGCCGCTGACGATCGATCTCGCAACGATCGAGCGGCGCGCCTGAACGCCCAATTACGCCAAATCGTCGAGATCCACGGAGAGAGCTTCGGCAATCTTCTTCATGGTTGAAAGACTTCCGTCCTTTTTTCCGCTCTCGATTTCGGAGAGATAGGGAGCGCTGATCCCGGCCTTTTTCGCCAGTTCTCGAGCGGCCATGCCGCGATGGGAGCGCCAGACCTTGACCGCGTTCTCGCCAGCCAGAAGACGGTTGACGACCTCGGCCGGCACGAGCTCGTCGCGGCCGGCGGCGATATCGGCCTTCAC